CAGGTACAGGATGGGGATTTTATCTGGCTTGGGACTACAGGTGGAACAGCTACAGCGCAGACAGCTACGGCTACACCAGCCATTACAGCGTACAAAGCTGGACAAAAGTTTCGATTGATTACGGGATTTAATAGTACTGGATCAGCAGTAACTCAACATACCTTGAACATTAACGGGATAGGAGCAAAAGACATAACAAACCAGGATAATACCAATTTAACCGCGGGTTCTTTTCTATCAGGAGCAATTCTCGAAGTACTATATGACGGTACACGCTTTAAGATGACTAATGATGCAGGTGGTTGGAGTACCTGGACGCCTAATCTTAGAAGTGGAACTGCAACAATAACAACACCAGCTTATCCATTAGCTCTTTTTAGAAAGCAGGGAAAAACCGTCACCTGTTTGTTTCAAATGACATTCGCAGTAACGGGTGCTGGCACTACCATACTTTGCGATTTGCCAACTAATAATGCAGACACCGGAGTTACTTGGCTGCAATCAACCTTTGCAACATTTGATACAGCAATTCATATCGGACAAGCGTATGTAAATGTTACCGCAAACGAATTAACAGTTCTAAAAAACGTTTTAGGAGCTACCAACTGGAGTGTAGTAGCCGCACCAGGAGGAGCCTTTCGTGGCGTTTTAACATATCGGAGCGTTTAGTATGAATCTTACAGATATATTATTACCATATTCTATCGACAGCTTGAGCGACGATCTTATCGTTGTTTATATAAAAAATTGGCGTCGGGCAGAATTGACAGCTTCCGATTGGACACAGCTTCCAGACGTTGATCTAGATAATAAATGGGATTGGGCAGTGTATCGCCAAGAGCTTCGGGACTTACCAGCTCAAGGAGCAGATCCTAAGTTGTGGGTGTTTCCGGTACCACCAACGTGAAACTAAAACTAGTACGAGTATCGGAATACAAAGACGCTACACTAGGCGTGTTGTGTCTCGATGCTCGTCCTATGTTTGTCACGCTAGAGGATCGCTGGTTCGACAATGAAAAGCAGATCAGTTGTATCCCTGCTGGTAAGTACAAGATAAAGATTCATAACTCGCCTAAGTTTGGCCGAGTATTCCAAGTTTGTGACGTACCAGACCGTAACCAGATATTGATACACGCTGGCAACACTAAGGAGGATACGCATGGATGTATCTTACTTGGGCTTATGTATGGAACGATAGGCACAGAAACGGCGATTCTTTCAAGCCGTGCAGCTCTCGCAAACTTCATGACTGCTATGAATGGTATAAGCGAAGCGGAGCTAGAGATCCATGACGGATGGTGATGTAACAGAATTGCGTTATTGGTTGGATCTCCTTATCAAAGGAGTAATCGGCATTGTAATTTCGCTAGTTGGTATGGACTACAGGCAAGTTAAGAACTCGCTTAAAGAGTTAGAGCAGAGCAAGTACCAGCTCACTATGCATGTTGAAGTGATGCAGCATGAGATGGTTGCTATCAAAGACCGCTTGCAACGCATAGAGCAAAAGATTGATAGGATACTAGAGAAATGAGAGTGCTCATTGTGCTGTTGGCATTTATAGCCTCTGCACAGGCCCAGGGAACGAGCTACATCGGACTCTGCAACAGCACTTGGAATTGTGAAAAAACCCTCGCCACATGGCGCGGAAAGCCTATAATCACAGGATGGCTAGAAGATTCGTTTGGTAAGAAGTGCGAGTGCGCGAATCAGATATTACAGCAAAAGAAACGCAAGATTGTAAGGGTGCATCTTGCTAACGGCCCTTGCCTCAGAAACAAGAGATGCCAGCGTGGAGATGTGTTCTACGGATACACGATAGCTTCAGCGAATAGAGCAGCAAAGAAGCCATGGTCACGGTTAAGAAAGAGGCTAGACGTATTAGCCTTGCGATTTAAGCAGCGGATTGAGCAGTCGAAAGGTTCGCTAACCTGTTACGTTTCACCTTGTTTAGAGTGTGATCTAAATGGACCTGCTAGAAAAGCTCTCATTGATTCTGTATCTGCTACTTTGCCTGGTTGTGTCATTGTGGATAATCCTTTGCGATCCTCCTGTATACGAGGAACCGTCTGCGAGCGACACGGAATATCTCCTAATTTACAAAAGCCGTGCATAGCTGATCTGGATGGGCAAGAAGCTAATTCTGTTATTGACTTAGTGCAGTTCTATAACAACACTAAGCAATGTGACTTACGGTTTTACTGGACGTCATGGATGAACTGCAATTCTGGTAGCTGGAAACCCCCAACCAGTCGGGATTGCAGTCATTCAATTTACCAATACGCTAGAGCAGGAAGAATCGCATGGAACTGGTTATCTTCTCGATAGTTCGTCACCTTCTAACACTTGTTGCAGGTAGCTTGCTTACCATTGGCGTGAGCGATGCCGATGCTCACAACCTTGCTGCTGCTGCTGAACCCGTAGTAGCTGGCGCTGTGTTATATGGTGCTTCGCAAGTTTGGTCGCTTAAAGATAAGAAAAAGCGTTAGTGACTAAGCCTATGGCGTTTGTTGCGTAGAGAGTTTTCTTTCTGCGCTGCTCTTTGCCTTACAATGCCAGTGTTCTCTTTAATGTAGTTAATAACGGCCATGAATCGGCCACGTTCTTCAGCTTGATTGAAGTGCAGCTTAAACTGTTCTGCAGCTTCCTTGCGGATACTTGAAGCGGCACCATCACCATCCTCGTATAGCTGATCGGCTAGGTAGGTAAGGTTAAACTCTTCTGGTTCTTTCTCAAATAGGAACCACCTAAGCCGATTAAACTCATAAATAGCTTTGATGTGAAAGTTGTTGCGGTTCTCGTTAGTGAGACTCTCATACGCTACAAGCTGACCACTGCCCGTGTTTAGTAGCTTGTCAAAAAAGAAGCAGTAATCTTTTAGAGCGCGTTCTATTACCGCGAACCACAAGTTGCGTTCAGGAGTTTCATGCGAGACTGGTTCACTATCAAAGATTGGCATATCTTTCTTCATAGCCCATTAGCTAGGTACTTGCTTATGATCTCGATTGCCTCATCAGCAGACCAACAGATAACCGCGTAATTACCTGCAGCATTAAACTTGCGTAGTATGTCCATTTGCTCAGGTGACGCGCGGTTAGGCTTAACCTTCATCTCTATGTATAGAGCGTTGTATTTATCGTTGCCTACGGGTACGCAAATGTCGGGTATGCCTTTGGTTAGCCCTGCCCGTTTCATCGCAACCCTGCGTTGTATAGAGGCCTTGCGCTCGTTTGGAATGGCAAATGCTAACTCGTAACCTTTATGCACATGAGCCATAGCGCGGCAGTAGTCAAAGAAGGCAGTTTGTTCTTGCTCTTCAGGTCTGCGCATTGGCTTTTTTAGCCTCATTTCTTCTTCTTCTTCGTTACGCCTTTGATGGTGCCTTTGTTCTCGGAAGCATAGAACACCTCATCACCCTGCTTTTTGCCGTAGAACTTTTCCATCGCGGCACGGATTTTGAGACCTTTCTTATTCAGTGGCATCTGATTCGTCCTCTAAAGATACATTTGTGCTTATTGTTGGCCACATCCAACTGTTTAGACAAGCGATATATCCAGCCAGGAACGCATCATACTCTTTGCCATACGTCCCAAGCGGTAGAGATTCCAGGTATTCCCTAGCTAAATCTTCAGCCGACTTCATGCGCGTTCCATGTAAATGCCAGGACCGCACAACAGATTAACCTCGACTGCCTCGCAATGCATGACGGTATCAAGAATAAGTTTGGCTAATCGCTCAGGTGACTCGTTGTAGTGAGTATCAACCAGTGCACGAAGATCAGGCCTAGACTCGTATTGATGCGTAAAGTCTGCTGATTCTTGGATAGTTAATCGGACAGACCATTTCCCATCGGTAATCGTGTGCAAGCTGTAAACTCTCATAGTGTTACCTCGATAAGCTCAGGATTTAGATCAGATTGTGGAACTAGGTAGTATGGGGCTGGCAACCTCTCCCCGTTCTTATTCTTATCCACCCAATACCGTTCCTGTTTACAATCTTTACCGTACAACCACCCAACTATATCCATTTTGGGATATATGCCTGTCACTAGGTAGTACTTGCTTGACTCCTTATCTGACGGCCTAAAAATTAGCCCTCCCTTGTTGAGTGGGGTATGCCGTACTTCTACGTTCATACCAACATCAGCAACCGAACGATCCTTTGTCGCTCCACTCCAATACTGCCCAAGGGTTTTGGCTACCAGTGCTTCAGCTAGAGCCGAGTATACGTTTGTCGCTAACTCATCGTATATTAAGGCTCGGTTGTCCTTATTCTCGGCTGCCCTTTCAGCGGCACGAAACTGTCGCATTAGTCCGGCCATTCCTGCATGGATAGCCTCTGCATATTCTAGTTTCATAGTCATGTCTCCAAAGTGGCTAAAAGGGCAGATCATCCGAATCGTCAACTACTGCCTTCACAATCGCGGCAACTTTAGGGTGTGGTGGACGTGTATCAAAGGATGATACAGGTTCGCCAAACTCTTCATGTGCCCACGTTGTCGCTTGCTTGATCAGGTCTGCGAGCATCGCCAATTCGTTTGGAAAGTATGATTTAGATTCAAGCCACTCGTTTGAGTCTTTCGGCTTAAACGTCTTGCGGATGGTGAAACTGATCCCACCGTTTTTCGTCGGCCATGCGGCTATGTCTAGACCTTTGTTTTTCCAGGTTTGAAGTGGTCGTGCCATATTTTCCTTGTTATAACTTGTTACGATGTGTAGTAACATGTACTACTAAAATTCAATTACCTACAAGGACTAAAATGACCGATTCAGAAAATTATTTAACGATGAATGAGCTAATAAAGCACCTGAAAGTAACTAGGACTTCTATTAACAGATGGATAAACAAAGGGATGCCGAGCGTAAAACTAGGTACTCTTAGAAGATTCAAAGTAAGCGAAGTAGAAAACTGGCTTAGAAACAGCAAGAAATAGGAGGTTGGTTATATGAAAAACGAAAGAATCAACCAAGGTTATTACTTTGCTGGTAATTACTATTGCATGCTGGAAACAGACTCAGAACTTACTCTGGAGGATGTTTGCGTGTATGGAATTGTGTGTAGTTTTTGCTTTACGAAAGGATCATGTAAGGCAGGTGATAAGTATTTTGCAGAGATGATGAGAAAAAGTCCTAGGTTGATTCAGAAATCAATCGCTCGATTAACTTTGAAAGGCTACCTAAGAAAACACTTAAAAGGGAAGAAAAGAACTTTGTGGGCGGTACCTTTAACGCTACATGCTGCACCTACAAAACCAGGCTTTGATAGCATTATATGCGATTGCTAATAGCACCAGGTGCCAGTTGTAATAGCACCAGGTGCCAACTAATATAGTATCTCTATTTCTTTTCTTTAGTAGAGCAACTTTTTTTCAAGAGTTGAAGACTAGTTTTTAAGCTGATACCGTTGCTGAGTCATGGTCTTTCCATGTCTCCAACAAAACTCAGCTAGTCCCTGAGTTTTAACCGCGCTCAGTTTCGCTGCTGAACGCGGTATTTTTTTGGCTCCACCTCCTGGACTCGAACCAGGGACATATCGGTTAACAGCCGATTGTTCTACCAACTGAACTAAGGTGGAATTTTACTAATCTTCCTCTTCTAACACTTCATACAACCACAAAGCTCCATCGAGTCTCGCACGGTCGTAATCTGTGTTGCTTTTCTCTGCTTTCCACAAAAGTCTATCCAACCTACCAGCTAAGATGCTTCTTATAGCCTCTATACCAGCCGTGTAGGCCTTTTTCTCCCTCATGGCTATCCTACCATCACCCAGGTAGCGATCTTTGCCTATAACGTATCCTAGAGCCTCTGAGTTAATTAGCTTGTTTGTAGTCATAGTCTTTCCTTTCTTAGTCTCCATCTTGATATGTCCAGTTGCTTAAAGCCTCTTCAACAGCGTCGATAAGAACTTTATCCTCGTTCGCTGCTACCTGATAAAAGTCTTTTAGCAATTCAACTCGCACCTGAGTGCTCCAGCGTTTATAGCCAGGCCGTGGGGCATCGGGCTTCCTAGGTTCCTTTTTGCCTGTTGGCCTCTCGGTTCTAAGCCTTCTCATTTGCTAATGCTTCCTTCGGAACCAGTTACCTTCTCAACAATGCAGCTTTGTAGCCGTTGAAGTTTGATAGGACATGTCCAAACACCCAGTGACTCGCTATACTCGCAACTGTGTTGCTTTAAGTACTCTGCTGCAGGTGCTTGTTGCTCCTCTGACAATGTGCGGATGTCGTAGATCGTTTTCTCAATCCGTGACTTCTTAGGCTCTTTTGTAGCCGACATGACTTCAGTTACTTCGCCTGTAGCTTTATTAACTACTGAAACACGCTCAACTTTTATGTCCTTCGCCTTAATCTCTATAGGCTTAGACGCTCGGTTGCCGTCATCATCTTCAGGAGCTATGCCACAGATTGCCATCAGGCTATATCTGCGAGCGTATGTAAGTGCTGATCCATATCCTTGAGCATCTTGCTTGCTGGCTGGTACATGTAGCAGACCGCTCGACATTGTAGCTCCTGACTCATGAACCAGGATTGTTTCTACCGTCACCCCATGATCGCAAGGATGTGTAGTCTGAATAAGTCCTAGGCCGTTATCGTTAAGCGCATCGATTACAGCTTCAACACAAGCACTCAGGTCAGCATAACGAGACCTAAAGTGTGGATTGGTTGAGCTTTTCAGTGCAGGACCAAAAGCCTTTTGAGCTGCTATAAATGCTTGATAAATGTTTGTTTCTTTTGTCATTTTGTCTCCTTATTTGTTGTTATCAGTGTGAGCGCCATACCAGTCGCATAGCGCACGATTAGCTACTTCGTCCCAGTCGGTAGCCTCTACTACGTGAACCTGGAGCTGATGGTATACTCCCATTAGCTCGAAACGGTTGAGCTGGTTTGTATATTCTTGCAACGCTTCCGCGATTACTCGCGCAGGTTTGCCGCTTTCTAGCAGCTCGTTAAGCATCTTTTGTGCATCATCATCATGCCAAAAGAACTCCATTGCTTTCTCAGTCACTCGATTAGTCATTTCCTATCTCCTTTTTTTAGGCGTTAAAACTACGTCTGTATCGTCGTCTACTTGTTCAGCGATATAATCCACAGATTGGGTAAATGACCTAGAACAGTTAACTCTAGCCGTCTCACAAGTGAGAGTAGCTATAGAACGTTCCATGCCGATGAGCAGGATTGCTACGGTTACAGGTACGCCTACGATAGTTGAGGTTGTAAGGAACCAGGTAAGTGCTTTACTCAGCATCTGGCACCTCCCGAGTATTTACAAAACCCTTACTAAGCCGCTCCCAGAAGCTGTACTGAGATTGCACTTTGCGAGTGTTCCAGTATGGCGTTTCTTGGTTCTTATGCTGTGTTTTGCTTTGAGCTATGAGGGACGATTGGCCGTCATTGTAAGCACGGATGCCCTGTTCTGTACCCACGATCATAACGTCCGGTAAAAGTACACCGCATCCGCTGCAAGTTGCTATTGTCATTACAAGTATTAGTCGTTTCATATTGTCTCCATTATACATTACACTACTGTTTACATAGGATGTAGTCGGCATCCTACGAGATTCACTTAATGTGAAATTTATGGTTGGCTTACTACGTAACCCTATGGCCAAAACGGGTTTATCGGTCGTATTGGCTGGCCCCAGGCATTGTTGGGTACAACACTCGTTACCGTCACGTTGCTAGTAGCGCCACGAACTCCAAGATACTGCTGTATGTAGTCTGGTTGAGTACGCTCAGTAGTCACAATGCTGTAACCAGTGCCGTAAGGGTTACGCGGTATCGCATTGGGTGGATACATCGGAACTACAGGCACGACAGGCACGATTGCTTGAGGAGCGTAGAATGGTTTGTTGTCGGCTAGTACCTCGCGCATCAGCTCATCGATAGTTTGAGCAGTAGCTACGGTTGGCACAAGTAACGCAACGAATAGAAGTATGGTTCTCATGGTTAGAAGCTCCAGAAAGCTACGAGGATGAGGTACCACGCTGCGAGGTTCAGCGTTACGAAAAGGGTGTAGGATAGAAATGGGATCATGTTAGGCCTTCTTATTGGTTAGAAATTACTGCGCTAATACGCTCTTGACGTTGCTCAATGGTAAGCCAATCAAGAGATGCAACATGCTCGATTTCGCACATAAGACGACGATGTGGCACACCATTGGTGTATGCCTGATAAAACGGAACGAGCATTGTAAGTATGTCAAAACTGAGATCCTTGGGACACAATCGCTTGCAATGCGAAAGGTATTGTTTCCAAGTATATTTATTAGTCTGCTTTTCGTCTCTCATAGTCAGTCTCCATTGTTGGTGAATCACTCACTCAATAATCACAGTATACATAGTATGATTCCATAGTGCAAGAGAAAGATGCACAAAGTTATAGGGTTTATCCTGCCATGATTACAGGTGGTTAGAAGATAGTTGAAAGAAAGTGTAGAAAGTTATGAATAAAATGAGGGTCCGTTTCGTCTTACGATCCGTGACTCGTAACGTAGTGAAGAGGCACACAACGTGAGCGATCAGCGAGCCATGAGATGCAAGGCTACGACAGGCAAAAGCTATGGCGTGTAGGGATTAGATCGTTTAAGTTGTCATGGTGGACAATAATTTTAACGCTATGACAGTGACTAAGCGTAAGCGTGGACCTAAGCCTCAGTATGGCCTAACAGCTTCTATGCTGCGTAGGACTAGACGAGATTGCGGGATGCTATACCGTCTCATCCGTGCAAGGTTGGGCATCACACAGGTCGCTATGGCGGCTTTAATGGGGTGCAGCAAGGATGCGTTAGTTAGACGCGAGCACACTAAGAAGCTCTACACAGTGATAGAGTTACAGGCACTCAAGGACATCAGCGGTATGAGTGACAGCGAGTGGCTAGAGTTACTTCGTGAGATAGCTAAGTAGTTATACTCATTACATATCCATAACTAACTACCTGTTATGACTACACATATCCTACTTAACGAGAACCAGAAAACTAGTTAGGTATAACCATGCGGAATCACAAGGGTATATCATACGGTAGAACATACAGCGTGATGAGCTACCCCCCCGCGACGACAGAGAAAACAAGTTTGCTTCAAAGCAAGAATCAGTTCAGAGGCTTAGCGCGTAACTGCCAGCCGTGGCGTACGATTTCAGATTCAGAAACGAATTTGAAAGTGGCCGCGAAGGAAGCAGGCGGCGCATCCCATCTCCCACGTAAAAGTCCCAAACATTATCTCCCACGTAAAATTCCCGTTTCTTTCACCCAACCATTGTTCTAACCCACACCTATGAAAACTGATTCTGAAAGCGATTCAAAACAGGCGGTCGATTCTGAGGAGACGGTCGCTGAAAAAAGTTGCAGGGTTCCGCAGGAAGCCATTCCAGGTTTACCCAAGCCGTATTACCAGGATGAGTATGTGACGCTGTATCATGGTGATTGCCGTGAGTTGTTACCGTTGATGCCGAAGGTTGATTTGGTACTGACTGATCCGCCTTATGGGATTGGAGAGTCTGCTGGTGCCAATAAGAGTCGTGGAAAGCCGATTGGCGGTAAAGGTAAAGTATTTGTTCCGGCTAAGGATTATGGTGATGACTCTTGGGACGATGAGCCAATAGAGCAAGCATTGATTGATAGTTTGATAGGTCAACCAGCGGTTATCTTTGGCGGCAATTACTATGCCATGCCACCGTCTAAATGTTGGCTTGTATGGGATAAGCATATAACGGGGGACTTTGCTGATTGTGAATTAGCTTGGACTAATCTGCCTGGTGCTGTTCGCAAGATTGATTATCTTTGGAATGGTTGCATGAAAAAGCGTCCTGAACAGAGATGGCATCCGACCCAGAAGCCGTTGGATGTGATGAAGTGGTGTATTGACCAAGCTGATACAAAGCTAAAGAGAAAAGTTGGGTGGATATTAGACCCGTTTGCTGGTTCTGGAACTACGCTAAGAGCTGGGAAGGATATGGCTAGAAAGTGCATTGGTATTGAGCGAGAGGAAAAGTATTGCGAGGTAATTGCTAATCGATTACGCCAGGAGGTTCTAGGCTTATGAGTGATGATGAGAATGAGGTTGAGGCTGAAGGCATAAACCACGAAGTGGTGCAGGCTGAAGTTCTACCTGTAGAGCCTAAGCCTGTAGTAATCAATCCACCTCGTAGGAAGGACTATAGCAATCAGCGTTATGAGAAGGACGCTGAGACTATGGGGGCTGTGACTAGGCTTGCACGGTTGGGATTGTCGAAGAGTGCTGTGGCGATAGCGTGTAGGTTATCACCTGTAGAGCTGACTAAGTGGTATGGCGAGGAGTATGCGGCTGGCCAGGCTGGTATGCAGGAGGTTGTGGCTCGTGGTCTGATGGAGCAGGCTATGGCTGGCAATCCGCAGGTGTTGATGTACTTGGGTAAGTCTAAGTTGGGATGGACTGAGGCTAATACTGTTGAGCATGTTGGAACCATAAACGCTGTTGTAAGTGCTAAGCCTTTGACGAGAGATGAATTTGAGGCGAGGTATCTCAATTCTAGTGCGGATGAGGATGAGGATTGATATAGTCCTTGCTGCAACGGTCACATACTGACAGCCTTTTTACTGTTTCGAGTTGTGATGTGTGTTTGGGAATGACCCGTAGACGAACAGTGGTAGGGCTTCCACGTTGCATTTGGAGATTCGTCGACGACAGTCGGCAGGAGACATGCGTGACTGCTAAACCTAAGTTGAAGGGTTCCGTAGGAAGCCCAGAGAACATCCTCTATTACTATCGATGCCCTAAGTGCGACCATGTGAGTATTTACGTTACTCATACGGATTGGCTTAGCTGTGGTTATAGGCGTTGCGGCCTAAGGTTTATACGGTTTGGTAACACGATGGATGAGTGGGAATACAAGAGGATCTGGGGATGAGCGAAGCGAATCATAAACTACGAAGTAGTGCAGGGATGAGCGAGTGGATCAGCGTTAAGGATCGGCTGCCAGAAGATGGGCAATCCTGCATATATGTAATTCATATCCCCAAAAAAAATGAATGGAAATTAGATTACGGCGAATGGCAAGCTGAAGAAAACGTGTTTTACGGTGAGTATATCGATTACAGAGATTTAAGCTGGACACTTACCCACTGGATGCCGCTACCTAAGCTACCGGAGGAGAAATGGGCATAGAACACCGCATGAAGGATGAGGCTGACGACAACTTCTGGAAGTGCCCTCATTGTGGCGCTGTAGAAGAGTTTGACATGGATATGCCTAAGAGCCAGCGCGTAGAGTGTAGCGAGTGTGGCGATAAATCAGCGCCACATGAGTGCTTGGCTACATGGGAAGATTTCTGGGTTTATTGCCAGAGCTTAAAGGATATATAGGTGACTGAAGTTACCGAGCGTATAGTATGGCAACCCCAAAATGGTCCTCAGGAGATGCTGGTTGCGTGTCCTATTACGCTTATTGGCTACGGTGGCGCACGTGGTGGAGGTAAGACTGATGGTGTGCTGGGTAAGTTTGCTATCAACCAAGAGCAACTTGGTGAGGCTTTTAACGCTATCTTCTTTCGTAAAGAACTACCACAAGCAGACGATTTGATAGAGCGAGCCAAGCAGATTTACTTGCCGCTTCGTGCTCATTGGCAGGACCAAAAGAAGCAGTTTACGTTTCCCAATGGTGCAAGGTTAAGGTTTAGGCCATTAGCTGATGATGCTGATGCTGAGAAGTATCAGGGTCAAAATTTGTCCCATGCGGCTATCGAGGAGGCGGGGAACTTTTCTAGTCCAAGTCCAATCTTTAAGATGTTTGGAGCGTTACGAGGTAGAGGTGGTGGACAGGTTATCTTAACCTTTAACCCTGGTGGTGTAGGTCATCACTGGCTTAAAGAGCTGTTTATCAAGCCTGCACCAATGGGCAAGAAGATACTTACCAAGGCGTTACCTAACGGGAGTAGCTTTGACTACATTTATATCCCTAGCCGTATAGCAGATAACAAGATTCTACTTGCTCAAGACCCAGAGTACATTAACCGACTTCACATGGTTGGTAGTCCTGAGTTAGTGCGAGCGTGGCTAGAGGGAGACTTTGAGATACATGAGGGTTCTTACTTTCCTGAGTTCAGTTCGCGCCACATTATCCCACCTTTTAATATCCCTAAGCACTGGCCTCGTTATCTTGGTTATGACTGGGGGTTTCGTTCTCCTTTTGCCGCTGTTTGGGGTGCTGTTAGTTCTGGACGAGATGATAAGGGTAACGAAGTGCCTTATCCCAAAGGAGCAATGGTCATTTACCGAGAGATGCACGGCAAAGGCATCGACAACGTTACACAAGCAGATCGTATCGCCTCAGTCTCAGTTGGTGAGAACGTCCATGCTGCAGCCGATCCTTCCATCTTCAACAACCAAGGTGGACCAAGTATTGCCGACCAGTTCCACACAGTGTTTGCAAAGTACAAGCATCCCAACTTCCGGCAAGCCGACAATGACCGTCTATCAGGGTGGTCGCAGATAAGACAACGGTTGGTGGGGAAGCCTGCACTGTTGTATATTACTACCAACTGCCCTGCACTATTAGAATGCATCCCAAGTTTGGCGATTGACAAACGAAGGCCAGAGGACGTTGATACAGAAGGTAATGACCATCTTGCGGATGCGCTTAGGTACCTCTGTAAAGAACGGTTAGTTGATAGCAAGTGGGAGCAACCAGCAGAAGTATTCAACAAGGGTGTAATTAAGTTACAAGCGTACATCGCACAAATGCGGTCGCAACGAGGTAGGGCACAAATATGAAGATTAAGCCGTTAGTTGAACGATTCTCCTCTACCTACTGGAAAACAGAGATTACTCGTGCGGAAGAGAGATCCAAGAAGTTCATTGAAATGGCTGAGGAATCCATCCGCGTTTA